TACATGTATAGCGTGTAGTTGCTGGAAATGTCCGAGACATAGGCCGAGTTGAAAGTTACATTAATCTTACTTGATTGTTGGTCCAACTTTTCAAAGTTTAGGTAGCCACCTTGATTGTACTCATGCGGCCAAATTCCAAAACAATAAGTATAAATATTCTTTGAAGGAATTGTCAAGTCGTGGTCCATTTGCTGCTTGAACTGTAACAGGTACGAGTTGCAGTACGTGTCTGTGATGTCCTTGCCGTTCAGAAACAGTTGGAAAGTCTGGATGGTGTCTGTGAAGGTGGTGGTGACTCCGTTAAAGTAGGTGAGGGGCACAGCTGGTCCCGTGCCGTTCGAGGTGTAGCCAAAGGTGAACCTGTTTTGGACACCTGTGAGGGTGGGACCCTCGTAGGCTTGGTTCCTTACATAAAACGCAATCATAGTCACGGGAAACTTTGCGGAAAAGTTCTGGGTGAACACGCCGCCCACCTGCGCGATGGCTGGGTTGTTGTACGCCTGTTGGACCACGATGTTCAGGGGTCTCGTCTGGTAGTACAGACGCTCCTCTCGAGTCAGCATAATCTCTTCTGTAATCATAGTCACGTTTGAAAAGTCAAAAGCACCCGTGTAGTTGGTGATCCATGAGGCTGGTCTGAAAAAGAATTTTATAGAAATAAATTCTGAAAGTGCACAGAGTGGCAAGGGGGGTTTCTCCACGTTTTCGCGGTTGGGGTCCACAAAGCTGTGGCGTCTGCAGAAGAAGAGCTCCATAGGGAACACAATCTGTACAGGGGATGATGTGGAGGGGGCCTGTGTCTCGTTGAGCCCCCCGTTGAGCGCACTCGCAGCGGCAAGCTTTTCGTCAGCGTCGAGAAAGAGCTGGTCACGCAGAATGTACCAGTTGTCGTCAATCTTTTCAACGATATTCGGTCCTATGCGAAACTCTATGTGCTCTATGATGGCCCTGCCTATCCACGGGGTCCACACGCCCGAGGCAAGGGCGGGGAGAGTAAGACTCAGATACATGTTGGTCATGAGGTCCCCATACTTTTTGGGGTCTATGATAAACTCCACCGTTTGGCCCACAAATTGAGTGACTTGGGGGTATGTGGTCCGGTGAAACTTGGTAAAGTGTGAGTGCTGCAGGATATTCGCACGGTACGTGCTTGCATCTTCTGCAAACAGGTACTGGTCTTGGGGACCAGTGGCGCTCAGACCTATGACTGCGGCGGTCTGTGCCATTATAATTTTAATATAAAATAGTATGGCGCAGTCAGCTGCAGTGATTGCACTCAACGCGACGAGTGCAGCTGACGAGTATATTCTCAACGAAAAGAGCGAGTTTCGGCCAGTCATCCGGCAGCACTCTGACTTTTCCCAGTTTCACAGAGTGACCAAGCTCCCCGGTACAGCCTTTGTCGGTCAGACTGTGGAAGTCATCTTGAACCCCAAGGAGCTCGGGGACATGATGACCAATGTGTACTTGGCCCTCACAATGCCCCCCTTGCCCACCGGCTACTACTACACAGAGTACATAGGCAGGGCTATCATAGAGCACATCGAGTTCCGGATAGGCGAACAAATTGTGGAGAAAATTACGGATGACTGGTATGTTATCCACGACCAAATCTTGTTGGATGCTGACGAGAAGCTGGCCATGTACAAGTGCATCAACAACAGTCAGACCCCTGGGGCCCCTGTGACGGCCACGACAGCCTTTGAGATTATGGTCCCACTTGAGCTCTTCTTCTGTCGGAGACACAGTCACGGGATAAAGGCTCGGCAGAGGATAGAGAGACCCCCCTTGCCACTGTGTGCCGTGACAAACCAAAGAATTTCTTTTAAATTCTTTTTTCGACCACAGACTTGGTTCACCAACTACAACACGCCCATAGAGTTCCAGAACCCCCGGCTCATCACAGAGGAGATTATGCTGAAACCGGAGGAGCGTCTGTACTACAGGGACAGGCCTTTCAGGGCGGTGATTAACGTGACCAAGAATGACTCTGTGACAGACTATCAGAACGGTCAGCCTGTGCAGTACTTTTCGGCTGACTTTCCTGTGACTATGATGGTGTGGTTTGTGCGGAACAGTCTGTACGAGAATGCGAGTGTGAACAACTACTACGCCTCGCGATACGCCTTTGGCTACACCACCAAGTACCTTCGGGCCACCACTCCCATCACCTTTTTCGACGGCACTGTAAGCAACTACATAGATGTGCTTCAGTCCTCTGACATTTATCTGAATGGCAAGAATATCATGGGGACCTTTGCGACGGGCCCCTTCTATCAGTTTAAGCAGCCGATGGACCACGGCTTGTCCGTGCCTTCCAAGAGTCTGTACGTCTACTGCTTCGGCAAGTCTCCCAAAGAGTACAATCAGGGTGGTTACTTAAATTTTAAAAATATTAATTCGCAGACGAGCAAGATTGTCATGACGTTTATACCAGGGTATTCGCCGAATATTCAAGCAAATTACCGCATCGCTCTGTACTACTACGGGTACGGAGTGCTACAGATTGCGGGGGGTCGAGCTACACTATTATCGTGAGTACTTGTAGGATGTCCGTGCAACTCTCTGCACGTGGCCAACAAGATGTCTACGTGACAGGGAAACCGAGCATGACATATTTTTCAACAATTTTTAAAAAAAGTACTCCATTTGTGAATGAGTATGTAGAGTTTAACTTTGATAACACAGTAGTGAACAAAGGGACGTCGCAGTGTACTCTACCCCCTCGCGGGGACATGATTACAGACTTGGTACTTAAGTTTACGTTTCCAGCACTGTATAGCGTGTATCCCAACTCGTACTGTTACCCGGTGTGGCCGACGAGCCTTCCGTATCTTCGAGTCTATCTCATTTCAGGGGGTGTGGCGACTCTCGCGTTTCAGGCTGGTCAATTCAACTACTACTACTCAACTTACAATGTAAACTTTTGGGCCACACCCTACTTTACAGACCTTTTACTCACATACGATATTACACAAACAAAGTTTGTATTTACGACGACAAATACTTCGTACCAAGCTATAGGGTTTACGGATGAGACTTCCGCCTCATTTTTTGGGTTTGATGTCGTGAATCCTACGTACAACTCTGCACTTTCCACTCAGTACTACATGTACTCTTTTACAGGGGGCAAGGTGGTGGCTCAACTGACGCCTGTGCAGAGTGGCTGGATCGCGGGCTACACTCCGCAAGTGAATCCGGCTGGGTTCACATACAAGTCCCTGTTCGCCACCTCCATGCTCCGGGAGGCGAGGCTGTACATAGGAGGCCAGATTGTGAGCAGACTGACGGGCGACTATATCTTGCTCGACTATGATGTCAATATACCTTACGAGAATCAGGCGGCTCTTACAGCGCTTATAGGGAAGAATGATACAAACATAAAATACGCCCAGACAACATCCTTTGTAAAGTTGCCTTTTGGAATAAAGAATATCCCCATGTGTTCACTGCAGCGCCAAGATGTTCGGGTCGAGGTGGACTTTGGAAATGTATTTTCACAAATAACTGGGAGTATCTCTACAGGGTCTGGCGCGTTTTTCGACAGTGCTTCATACACGACAGTTGATTTGAGAGCCATATACAACGTGAATTCATATTCAATAAATTTAAACAATTATTCAGAAACTCTTCCTTATTTTTATCAAAATGTCATTGTGTGGTCGGATTCTTCGGCATACTGGAACATATATGATACAACCAAAGACCTCAGTGATCCTACAGCGTACATTCGAAAGAGTGGATACAGGTTTATGGGGAGCCCCACTTTTCCAGGGTCTTCTGCACCGACGAGTGTTGCTGTCAACGGGTACCTTTACGGTATAAATGGCGCGTATTTGACAAGATGTCCCATGTCTGACTTTATTCAAAACAACGATACACGTGTGACAGCTGCCGTCCCTGCTTATCCATATGGTTACAGTTACATTTCATCAGTGTCTGGAGATTCTAGGTATGTATATATGTGTATTGTTTTCGACGGGTTTTATTTGCCTATAAACGGAATACGTGCAGGAGTCTATTCAGCAGATTATTCAGAAACATCTGTAAATTTCACACTTTATGTGACGTTTTATGGGGTTACAAGTATTTCTTTGACATCTGGGCCAGGTCTAGAGTTTGTGAGGCGTGTTGCATCGAATGGGGGTGTAGGTCAACTTGCGTGCACTGTAAACACCACGACTACCCTTGCGTCACCGTTCACTGTGCCATCTGTTGGGAACACCTCAACCTCTCTTGTTGTCGCCTCGGCAACTGGACTCGTGATTGGTCAGTACATTGACATTCCGGGGGCCTATGGGAACTTTGTCACAGGAATATCTGGGACCACCATCAGCGTCTACATAACAGGGGTGACATCTCCTGGGTCTGTCGTTTCATCCGGAACTTCACTCAATTTTAGAAATACACCTACAGTTACACTTGTTACACAAAGCGTATCAGGGACAAATTGTAACGCACAGATACTATTTCAGTGTGCATATCTCAGTGGTTTTGACGGCCGTAATTTTCTTCCAGATCTCACTACAAATATAGTACACTTGCGTTACGATACAACTCAAAGTATAAATAGTCAAAGCTCATACCAGTTTTATCAAGATTTAAACACAATGTTTCCTACAACTCCCTTGCCTTATTTTGCATCCTTTTCATATCTTTTCAAAGCGGCAACAGATGGGAGATACTTGTATAGTTATATAATTGTAAATGTATTCGGACCTAATAGTTTTAGTGGTCTTTATAGAACAAATTTAATAGACTTTTTCTCTTTAGCAGGTCATCAAATATTTAACATTTCTGCTCTTTCTGTACCTCCGTTGAACAGTTCTCCTTCTATTCGAGGTCCTCCATTTTCTGATGGGACTTGGTTATACTTTTACGGAGAGCGTTACATATCAAGAGTACTTATAGGGTCTGACTTTTCTCAAGCATCGTCGTGGAACGTTTTAGACTTGGCAACTCTCTACGCAAGAGAGGCTCTAGGGTATCTTGTATATATTTTTCCCAGTGGTTTTGATGGTAGATATGTCTATTATTCACAAGAGTGCAGGGAACAAAACTCCCTCATGACTTTGAAGTATGATACATACGGGTCTTTTTCAGATCCAGCCGCATGGCAGTGGTTCTCCAAGCAATGGTCGGTCAAGTACCTCCCACCCACAAATCCAGTGAATATAAGCTACAACACGTCTTCAATAACAGACTCTGGGGGTAACACCTTTGTAACTGTGATAAAGACAGATAGTACCCCATATGTAATTGTACAAGCAAACAACCAACCTGTTGCTACTGTTTCGACCGGGCTGAATGCTTCAAGAATTACTATAAAGTATGACAAGAATGGAAACTATTTATGGTACATCTTTACAAGTTCCGAAGGAACTATAGGGAGTGTCCTCCGCGTAGACAGTAAAGGATATCTCTACATGCTCGGTCTCGGTGTCCAAGGCGTAACTCAATCAAATGGAAGTTATTTTTCAAATAGGGTGGGTGGTGGTTCTCGATATCAAGCACAAATTATACAAATAGACCAAAATGGTCTTGGTGTGTGGGAGATGAGCACTGAACAATATCCATTTACTCGTAATTCAACTGTTCAGTTTTATGACATTACTTTTGACGGCGCTGGAAATGCTTATGCAGTAGGGTCGTTCAATGCAGAAGGGTTCCAAGGAGCTAACTTTAACACGACTATAGTCATTCACACACAGACAACAACTTCAACTACACCATACTGTGTCATGACAGTTAAAAGTGCTCGAGGGTTTGGTGTAATTATGAAACTAGGAAGTATATACAACACAACTGCACAAGGTGGGGCCACCATTCAGTTTGTAAACTTTACATTTAATAGCCCCGTGTACCCAGTGTCTGTTAGGTATGCTTCAGGGGCTGTATATGTTGCCGGCTCTTATCAGAGCACGACACTCCAGTGGTACAATACAACAAGCGCCGTGTATACATTTAACGCATCTACATATTCTACATCTCTTCAAAGATTTGTCATTGTACCCAATGGACAGGTCTTTCTTTATGTTAGTAACGACAATCCACAGGGTCAGCCCGCTGTCTGTCTGTCAACTACAAGTCCACTATCTGCAAACTTTCTTACAGTTGTGTGGTCTCCTTCGCTCTCTCTATTTGTTACGTTAACAACTGGGTACGGATTGTATTCTTCCGACGGAGTCACATGGACTCAAATGTCTTCAGCACCTTCTGGAACTTTCGTCTCTTCGTGTGTAACATCTCTCGGAGTTTTCTTTCTCAATTCTGCAAGTCCAACATCTTACTACTCGGCAACAGGTACTAGCTCATGGACAGCCGTTTCACTTCCTGTCGGTACCTGGAATAGCGTTGCTTCCAACGGCTCATCAACTCTTGTGGTTGTAGGCAGTTCTACTCAAATTGTTGCAGTGTCTACAGACGGCGGTGCTACGTGGGCTGGGTACTCTGTGCTCCCTTCGTCTCTGACACTCAGCTCAGTTGTGTGGAGCCCCACCTTGTCGCTGTGGATTGCCGTAGGTCCTGGTTCTACAGGGGTGTATAGCTCTTCGCCATCAACTTCGTGGTCAACTTCGACACTCCCTGCAACCAAATGGAACGCACTTTCCGCGAAACTAACGGCGAGTCTTGTGGTGGCTGTTGGCAATGGTTCAAACGTTGCGTGGACCAGCGATGGGTTCACGTGGAACACACCATCTGTACCTGTGGTTTCAAACTGGGTCACAGTATCATACTCTCCAGATATAAATTACTTTTTGGCTATTTCAGGGACGACATATCACACTATATACTCCCAAGATGGCGTCACTTGGACTTTTGGGTTTACACCAACAAGGTACACAACACTCTCGAACCCTCTTTCTCAAACAACCACTACAGATGGGTTCCTTGAAGTATTCACACCCTCTGGAAGTATATCAAGCGCAAAGGTAATTACAAAGACAACACCTACCAATTAT